TTGCGCAACAAAATAGGCAACGACTTGAAATCGACGGAGACTATGGACTCGACCTTGACGCAGCACGCGATCAAATCGGGTGCCGCTTGGCTCGCCTCCGCCGATGCACAGACACGGGACAGGTTCCTGAATGAGCTGAGTGAGGGAGAGCTTTTGGCTCTTCCCTATCTCTTTGAGTTCTGGGCGCACCCCCACCAATTGTCCCCCGATGGCGATTGGCGAACTTGGGTGATCCTGGGCGGGCGTGGGGCGGGCAAAACCCGCGCTGGCGCCGAATGGGTGCGCGCCCAAGTCGAAGGCGCGCGTCCCCTGACCAAGGGGCGGGCGAAACGCGTCGCCTTGGTTGCAGAAACCTTGGATCAGGCACGGGACGTGATGATTTTTGGGGACAGTGGCATTATGGAATGTTCGCCCCCTGACCGCCGCCCGAAATGGGAGGCCACGAAAAAACGCCTGATTTGGCCGAATGGAGCCACAGCGACGATTTATTCTGCGCATGATCCTGAATCCCTGCGCGGGCCACAGTTTGATGCAGCCTGGGTTGATGAATTGGCCAAATGGCGCAATGCACAGGCGACATGGGACATGTTGCAATTTGCCCTGCGCCTTGGGGATGATCCGCGCCAATGCGTGACCACGACGCCGCGCAATGTTGGTGTGTTGAAATCCCTGTTGAATTTGGACAGCACGGTCACAACCCACGCGACCACCTATGCCAATGCGGCCCATTTGGCCGATAGTTTCCTGACCGAGGTGCGCGCGCGCTATGCGGGCACACGATTGGGGCGTCAGGAATTGGATGGGATATTGGTGGATGGGGTGGATGGCGCCCTGTGGCAGGAACCCGCGTTGGTGGGGGCGCAGATTGATGGCGAACCAAACTGTGATCGCATTGTTGTGGCCATTGATCCGCCCGTAACGGGACATGCAGGATCGGATGAATGCGGGATCATTGTGGCGGGGGTCAAAATGGCCACCAACCCACAGGATTGGACCGCCTATGTTTTGGCCGACTACACCGTTCAAGGCACATCGCCCTTGGGTTGGATCACCGCCGCGATCGAGGCCTATCACGATTTTAACGCCGATCGTTTGGTGGCCGAGGTCAACCAAGGCGGCGATTTGATCCAAGAGTTGCTGCATGGACAGGACGCAACCGTGTCCTATCGCGCTGTGCGGGCAACGCGGGGCAAACAAACCCGCGCTGAACCCATTGCCGCGCTTTATGAACAGGGGCGCGTGAAACATTGCCGTGGGCTTGGCACGCTTGAGGATCAGATGGTGCAGATGACGGGTGGTGGCTACCACGGCAAAGGATCGCCTGATCGTGTGGATGCGCTGGTCTGGGCCTTGACCGATTTAATGCTGGATGCGCGCGCGAAACCGGCGGCCCCGCGGTTGCGTGTGGTCTGATCCAAATCCCTAACAGGTCGTTAATCGCGCAAGCGTTGCGGGTAAGGGCCTTAAACACCTTTGAGTCTAATATGTTTCAACACGCGATGATGGCGAACACATCGCAGCAGATGAAGGAGCAAAAGATGGCAGTGCTGGATTTATTGTGGAAACAAAAACCACAATCCGCCCCCGATCAAAAGGCAAGCGCCACAGGCCGTGTCATGGCCTATCACAGTGCTGGCCGCATCGCATGGAGTGCGCGCGATACCGTCAGCCTGACCAAAACGGGCTTTTGCGGCAATCCTGTGGGCTATCGCGTGGTGAAATTGATTGCCGAGGCGGCAGCGGCCGTGCCCCTGATGCTGACAGATGGGGAAACACGGTTTAGCAGTCATCCGATTTTGGCCCGCCTGAGTGATCCAAACCCTGCACAGACCCAGGGCGACTTCCTTGAGGCGCTATACGGTCAACTGATGCTATCAGGAAACGCCTATATCGAGGCAGTGGGGACGGATGCGGATGAATTGCATATCCTACGCTCGGATCGCATGTCACTGGTTCCTGGGCGCGATGGGTGGCCCGTGGCCTATGAATATACGGTCGATGGGCGCAAGCACCTTTTTGATATGACATCCGCAAAACCGATTTGCCATATCCGCAATTTTCACCCCCGTGATGATCACTATGGGTTTTCGCCCATGCAGGCGGCAGCGCAGGCACTGGATGTGCATAATGCGGCCTCTAGCTGGTCCAAGGCGTTGTTGGACAATGCCGCGCGACCCTCAGGGGCCATTGTGCACAGTGGTCAGGAGGGCAATGGCGGATTGTCCCAAGAGCAATTTGAGCGCCTACAGTTCGAATTAGAAAGCTATCATCAGGGCGCACGCAATGCGGGCCGTCCGATGTTGTTGGAAGGGGGTCTTGATTGGAAACCCATGGGCTTTAGCCCCTCTGACATGGAATTTCAAAAAACCAAAGAGGCGGCCGCACGCGAAATTGCAACCGCGTTCGGGGTGCCGCCGATGATCTTGGGCATTCCAGGGGATGCGACCTATGCCAATTATGCCGAGGCAAACCGCGCCTTTTATCGCCTGACGATCCTGCCACTGGTGCGCCGTGTGGCGGCCCATTTGGCGCAGTGGATGTCCGAAGATCGTCAATTGGAACTGCTGCCTGACATGGATCAAATCCCGGCGCTGGCAATCGAACGCGATGCCTATTGGTCCCGCGTGGCGAATGCAGATTTCCTAAGTGCCGCCGAAAAACGCCGTTTGCTGGGCCTACCCGCAGAGGAGGCGCGTGATGAAGGCTGATCGCAGTGCCGTGTTTGAACGGTTTGATTGCGCGCCTGGATTGCGGCTTGAGGCGCATGAACGCCTTGCGGGGTTGCAATTTGAAAACCTGAACGCGCGATTGGACAAGATCGAGGAATTGATCGAACGCCTGGAACGCCGCCTGTGGCTGTGCATGTACGGCATTGTCGGTGTGGTTCTAAGCCAAGCGTTGCAACAAATCATATGAAATTTGCGATCATGCAAAGGAATAAAAACATGTCATATCACTCTGATTTAGAACATAAATACGCGAAAATAGATATCCATGAGGCGAAGGGCGATGAAATCGTCATCCAAGGTTACGCAAGCCTGTTTGGGCAATGCGATCAGGGCGGTGATACGGTGCAAAAAGGCGCCTATGCAAAATCGCTTGCGCGTTTGGATCAGGACGGGCGCGCGGTCAAAATGCTGTGGCAACACAATCCTGCCGAACCCATTGGTGTCTGGGACGCGGTCTACGAAGATGACGTGGGATTGTTTGTCAAAGGACGTTTGTTGCCAAGCGTCGCGCGCGCCAAAGAAGCGGCCGAGCTGTTGTCGGCAGGTGCGCTTGATGGTCTATCCATCGGATATAAAATGATAAAGTCAAAAAAATCTGATCGCGGCGGACGCTGTTTGATCGAATTGGATCTGTGGGAGGTGTCATTGGTCACCTTTCCAATGTTGCCCACAGCACGGGTCGCGGCCAAGTCCGATGATCCAACCCTGCAAGGTTTAAGCAATATCGCCGAAATCTTGCGCGAGGCGGCGCAAAGGATGCGCACCGTCTAATTCACAGGTGTAATTAACCGACTAAGGAAAAAACGGATGAATGAACCGAACCCCTCGTTCGGCTTGGATGCGGCTGCCTCCGCAACAAGCGAAATCAAAAAATCAATCACTGAAATGGTTAGCCAATTCAATGATTTGAAATGCGAAGTGAAATCAAAACTTGAAAGTCAGGAAAACGATATGAACGCGATTGAACGCAAAAACTCTGCCTATTCACGCCCTATGTTGGCCTCAAGCGCATTGGAACAAGACCCGCATCATTCGGCCTTTGGGGCCTATGTGCGCACAGGCGATGATGATGCGTTGCGCGGTCTGGTGCTTGAAGGTAAATCAATGAGCACTGCCATCAACTCAGATGGTGGGTATTTGGTGGATGCACAAACATCTGATACGATCAAATCATCGCTGCGCGGTGCGTCATCTTTGCGAGCCATCGCAAATGTTGTGACAGTCGAGGCGACATCTTATGACGTATTGGTCGATCACACCGATATGGGTGCAGGTTGGTCAGATGAAACAACCGCAACGGGCGAAACGGATACACCTGCGATTGATCGCATTTCGATCCCGCTTTACGAACTGTCTGCATTGCCAAAGGCCTCTCAGCGTTTGTTGGACGACAGCGCCTTTGACGTCGAAGGGTGGTTGGCCGCGCGTATTTCGGAAAAATTCACACGCGCCGAAGGGGCCGCATTCGTCATGGGCGATGGCATTGATAAACCCCGTGGTTTCCTAACCTACCCACAGGTTGCGACAGGATCAGAAGCCTGGGGTCAGATCGGCTATGTCGCAACGGGTGCGGCGGGTGATTTTGCCGCCAATGCCGCGGGCGAGGCCTTGATTGATTTGGTCTATGCACTGGGTGCGCAATATCGCGCAAATGCGTCTTTCGTCATGAATTCAAAAACGGCGGGCCATGTGCGCAAGATTAAGGATGCAGATGGTCGTTTCCTGTGGGCCGATAGTTTGGCGGCAGGCGAACCTGCGCGTCTGCTTGGATACCCTGTGCTGATCAGCGAAGATATGCCTGACATCGCAGATAGTGAAACTGCGATTGCATTTGGTGATTTTGCGGCTGGCTATACGATTGCCGAACGTCCCGATCTGCGCGTTCTGCGTGACCCGTTCAGCGCAAAACCACATGTTCTGTTCTATGCCACAAAACGTGTGGGCGGTGACGTCAGCGATTTCGCAGCGATCAAATTGTTGAAATTCGCGGCCTCTTAATTCCTGGCCAATGCGAATAGGGGCGGTGCGCAGTGCACCGTCCCGGGGCGCGCGTGCGCGTGGGGATATGATGCAGAAGGCTCAGCATCCCTCCGTCTAGGCGCTGCATCGCCACGCGCCCCGCTTTCATGAATAACCCAAAAAAGGGAACACTGAGATGCTGATTGAAAAAGCACAAATTGCGGATGACGACCTGCCGCTGGATGCGTTTAAGGCCCATCTGCGCCAAGGTACAGGATTTGGGAATGACACCTTGCAAGACGCGGTTTTAACAGGATTTTTGCGCGCGGCGATCAGTGCCATTGAAACGCGCATCGGCAAGGTTTTGATGCAACGCATTTTCGAATGGCGCATTGGCGCGGGTGCTGCAGGTGATGCGATCCCCCTAAATCCTGTGCAGGCGATCACGGCGATTTCGGTGTTTGACCGCTATGGCAATGAACAGTCTGTGGATGTGGCGGACTATTGGATTGATCAGGATGCCTATACTGCGCGTTTGGGCCGTTCCCTGCCGCGCGTTCCCGCAGGTGGGGCCATCCAATTGGATTTACGCGCTGGCATGGTTGAAACATTTGCGGTACTTCCTGCGGATTTGACCCAGGCGATCATGATGCTGGCGGCACATTATTATGAATATCGTAACGACACATCGCTGTCCCAAGGCTGCATGCCCTTTGGCGTGACAAGCCTGATTGAACGCTACCGCACTCTACGCCTAAGCGGAGCGGCATCATGAGCGCACTGCCCAATCTTTCACGCCTATTAACCCTAGAGGCACCTGAAAAAACACCCGATGGTGGCGGTGGTTTTGAAATCACTTGGGGTGAGGTTGGCAAGCTCTGGGCCGAGGTGCGATCCGGCACAGGACGCGCCGGTGCGGGCGAGGCATCGCCCGTCACCCGCATGGATTTGCGCATCACTTGCCGCGCGGCCCCCATTGGGAACGCAGCCCGTCCCAAGGCAGGCCAGCGGTTTGTCGAAGGCACCCGCATTTATGCAATCCAAGGTGTCAGCGATGATGGCCCAAGCCCGCAGTATATCACCGTTTTTGCCCGGGAAGAGGAAACCCTATGAGTGTGCAAAATTCATACGACCTGCAGCGTGCAATGTATGATCGCCTGTCAACTGATCCTGCGATTGTCGCGGCCATTGGTGGGCATGTTTATGATGCACTGCCTGCAGGGCAATTGCCCGATTTGTTTATCAGTTTGGGTGTCGAAAACTTTGTTGATCGGTCGGACAAAACAGGATCAGCCAGTCAGCATGACACTACCGTTGCTGTGATTGCATCGCAGCCTGGGTTTTTGGCGGCAAAAGAGTTGGCCGCAGATGTGGCATTCGCCCTTGGCGAAGATCCACTGCAATTGGCGCACGATCAAACAAGCACACTTGAATTTCTGCGCGCCGAGCACGGCGCGACACAGATAGCCAGACACGGCGCATCGACATGGTGTTTCGTGTCCGAATTTACAACGCTTAATCCCAAGGAGAGTGATGATGGCGGCTCAGAATGGTAAGGATCTTTTGATCAAGGTGGACCTGTCAGGTGCAGGGCAATTTGAAACAATGGCAGGTTTGCGCAGCACCCGCATCGCGTTTAACGCGGAAACGGTTGATGTCACGTCGCTTGAAAGCGAAGGGGGATGGCGCGAATTACTGGGGGGCGCGGGCGTGCGTTCTGCATCGCTGTCGGGTGGTGGTGTGTTTAAGGATGACGCAACAGACGAACGCGCCCGCCAGATTTTCTTTAACGGCGAAACGCCGAATTTTCAGGTGATCATCCCAGATTTTGGCACGCTAACAGGGGCGTTTCAAATCACGGCACTGGAATATTCGGGCAGCTATAATGGCGAGGCGACATATGACATGTCCTTGGCCTCTGCAGGTGCCATCACGTTTGCAGCCCTATGATCGCCAATCCCCTGCGCGGCGAGGTTGTTTTGGTCATGGATGATCAGGAACATGTGTTGCGCCTGAATTTGGCGGCCCTGATGCAATTGGAACAGATGCTGGGCGAAGACAGTTTGGTCAGCATGGTCCAGCGCTTTGAAAACAACGCCTATACATCGCGGGATGTAATGCGCGTGTTGTTGGCGGGGCTTTGGGGGGGCGGATGGCAAGGGCACGCCGAAACATTGGCGCAGGCCGACATTCAGGGCGGCGTTGTTGCCGCCGCACGGGCCGCCGCGCAGTTACTGGTGCGCGCCTTTGATCCCATGGCGGCAGGTGCCTGATGGAATGGCCCCAATTGTTGCGGATCGCATTGGGCCACCTGCGCATTCCGCCAGACCTGTTTTGGTCCCTGACGCCCTATGAACTGGGCCTGATCATGGGGCGTGATTTCATGACGCCCCAGATTGATCGCGCGGCCCTGGCCGAGCTTGAGGCGCGATTTGCCACCACTGAAAAGGAGTGTTCTGATGAACCCTGCGGAACGACTGAAAGATTTTGAAGAACAGTTGGACAAACTTGAACAGCGCTTTGAAGCGGGCGGCAACCTGGGCGAAGAGTTCAAGAAATCAATTGATGATCTGGGCGAGAGCATCGCCAAAACCAAAAAGGATGTGGATGATCTGAACAGATCCATGTCGGGTGGTATGCGCAACGCGATTGATGGGCTGATTTTTCAGGGTGAAAGCCTGTCTGATGCGGTGCGCCATATCGGATCGTCGGTTGCCAAAACCGCCTATAACAACGCGGTCAACCCCGTGGCGGAACATCTGGGTGGGGCGTTAAGTCAGGGGTTGATGGGCCTGATTGGTGCATTGGTGCCCTTTGCCAATGGCGGCAGTTTTTCCCAAGGCCGCGTGCAGCCCTTTGCCAACGGCGGTGTTGTCACAGGCCCCACCACATTCCCCATGCGCGGTGGCACAGGTTTGATGGGCGAGGCAGGGCCAGAGGCCATTATGCCGCTGACGCGTGGTGCAGATGGTCGTTTGGGCGTGCAGGCCGCGAGTGGATCAACGACCCCCATCAATGTGGTGATGAATATTCAAACGCCCGATGCCCAAGGGTTCCGCAGATCACAAAGCCAGATCGCGGCCCAACTGGGGCGCGTTTTGGGCCATGCGCAGCGCAATCGATAAAAGGATTAGACCATGTCGTTTCACGAAATACGCTTTCCCACCGATCTGAGTTTCGGCGCGCTTGGCGGGCCAGAGAGGCGCACAGAAATTGTGACGCTGTCCAATGGATTTGAAGAACGTAACAGCCCCTGGGCAGGATCGCGTCGCAAATATGACGCAGGGATCGCCATGCGATCACTCAAAGACATCGAAGAAGTGATTGCGTTTTTTGAGGCCCGCCAAGGACAGCTATATGGGTTCCGCTGGAAAGATTGGAGCGATTTTAAATCCTGCCCCGCAAACGAAGCCCCCGAAGCGACCGATCAAGTGATCGGACTTGGGGACGGCACAACGCGTGTGTTTCAGTTACAAAAAGCCTATCGCAGTGGATCTGAGCGTATCTTTCGCAAGATCAAGAAACCTGTTCCCTCCACGGTAAAAATCGCGATCCAAGGCACGCTGCAGGATGCGAATACCCAATACACGCTGAATGACAGCACTGGGGAAATCACCTTTGCCATGGCGCCTGCGGATGGGTTGGAAATCACGGCAGGTTTTGAATTTGATGTACCTGTGCGCTTTGACACTGCAGGCATTCAAGTGAACTTGGCCACATTTAACGCAGGTGACGTCCCCTCAATCCCAGTGATCGAGGTGCGCGTATGACCACAACCACCTATGCAACCGCGTGGTCGATTCACCGCAGTGATGGCGAAATCTTTGGGTTCACAGATCATGACAACGCCCTGTTTTTTAACGATATGCATTTCGCCCCTGATACAGGGATGAACGCCCTTGCCATTCAACAAGAGACGGGATTGTCCGTGGACAATACCGAGGCGATGGGCGCCCTGCGCGATGATCGTATTTCCGAAACGGATATCCGCGCGGGCAGATACGACAATGCCGAGGTGCTCGCCTATCGCGTGGATTGGAAAAATACCGATGATCATGCGCTAATCTTTCGGGGTCACATTGGTGAAATCACGATCAAAGTTGGCGCGTTTCAGGCCGAAATTCGCGGGCTAAGTGCATTTTTAAACCGCCCCTTTGGATCGGTCTTTCAAACGCCCTGTTCGGCCGTTTTGGGCGACAAACGCTGCCAATTTGATACATCAATGGCGGGCTTTCAACACGCAACGAAAGTTGCCCAAATCATCGCGCCCAACGTTTTGGGGTTTGACGCGATGGAGGGGTTTGACCCCAATTGGTTCACACGTGGAAAAATCGAAATTTTGTCGGGTGCGGCCAAAGGATTAATTGGCGCGATTAAATCAGACGATCAGCATGGTGCGACACGTCAGATCACGCTTTGGACCGCGCTGGGTTTGAAACCTGAGACTGGGGATCGTGTGCGGATCACAACGGGGTGTGATAAACAATTCGCAACCTGTCGGGACAAATTTTCCAATGTCCTGAATTATCGCGGATTTCCCGATATTCCGCCCAGTGATTGGGTCATGGTGCATCCAACCCATGCGATGCAAAAGTCGGGTGGATCGCGTCGATGACCCCCGAAAGCATTGAAAAGGCCGCGCGCCAATGGATTGGAACGCCCTTTCATCATCAGGCCTCTGTTATGGGGGTGGGGTGTGATTGTTTGGGCTTTATCCGCGGTGTGTATCGCCAGTGTGGCGGTGCGCAATCTTTTGCGATCCCGAACTATGGTTTGTTTTGGAGCGAGCGCGGACAAATTAATCTGCGCGACAGTCTGTCGGAACATTTGCATGTGATCCCGCGGGGCGACGCGATGGTGGGTGATATCCTATTGCTGCGCATGCGTTTTGGGGGATCCCCCAGACATTTGGCGGTGCTGAGTGATGGGGGGCATTCCGTCATCCACTGTGATTCAAAGCATGGTGTGACAGAGGTGCCATTTGCACCGATGTGGTCGCGCCTATGCGCTGCGACCTTTCGTTTTAAAGAAGTGAGGACATAACAATGGCAACTCTATTGCTTTCGGCTGTTGGTGCAGGCGTTGGTCAGGCACTTGGGTCAACGGCCTTTGGGATGAGCATGGCTGGCATCGGCCAGTTTGTTGGCGCAACCTATGGCCGTGCAATCGACACCCAATTGTTTTCACAAGGCGCGGCCCCCGTTCAGCAAGATCGTGTGGAACATTTCCGCCTGACAGGTGCGGGTGAGGGGGCGCCAATTCCCTATGTTCTGGGCCGTGTGCGTGTGCCAGGGCATATCATTTGGGCCTCCCACTTTACCGAGGATGTGGATGTTACGGGCGGCACAGCGGGGTCCAAGGGCATGCCGCCACAACCCGCCGTTCATTCCTATCGCTACTCGGTGTCTTTGGCTGTGGCCCTGTGTCAGGGGGCGATTTCGGGTGTGTCGCGTGTTTGGGCGGATGGGGTGGAAATTCCACTCGATACCCTGAATATGCGTGTTCATTTGGGAACCCCCGATCAAAATGCTGATCCAACGATTGAGGCAATTGAGGGGGCAGGGCAGGCACCCGCCTATCGCGATTTGGCCTATGTGGTGTTTGATGATTTACAACTCGCACAATTCGGCAATCGCATTCCCCAGTTTTCCTTTGAGGTGTGCCGCCAAACCACGGGCGCGGACAAGACGTTGGCAAAACTGACCAAAGCGGTCCATCTGGAAAATGCGGGCATGTATGGGTTTGCCACGCAAGCGCTGGAAATCACACAGTCAGGGCGAAAATCCTCCCCCAATGTGCACAGTCCATCTGGCCTGAGCGATATGGAAACATCCCTACGTGCGCTGCAACAGGATTTGCCAAACGCGGCTTGGGTCAGTGTGGCGCCAGAATGGTTTGGCGATGATCTTCGATGTTCTGATATCAAAATTTCCCCGCGTATTTCTGCATTCGATACAAATTCAACGCCAAAGGCATGGAGTGTCAGCGGCCAAACCACGGCTCAATCCGCCTTAAATACTCAAACCCGCGGGACGACTGCGGATTTTGCTCTGGTTCAGGGGATCACACATCTGATGCAGGCGGGGCAGTCCGTTTTGGTGGCCCCAAAACTGTCTTTGGACATTTCGCCCGACAATACCAACCCCAGCCCCGTGAACCCAGATGGTTTTCAACCGACAGATGCAACAACGCTGGACATCACCTGTTCAAAAGCCCGCGGTGTTATTGGCAGCCCAGATCGTACACAAGCGATCACAGCCGAGGTTGATCATTTCTTTGGCACGGCTGCAGCATCCGATTTTAACGTCATAGGAGATACCGTTGTTTATGCGGGGGCTACGGATGATTTTGGCTATCGGCGGTTTATTTTGCATTATGCGCATCTGTGCGCCGCGACAGGGGGCGTTTCGGCCTTTTTAATCGGATCAGATTTGGCGGGGTTAACCCAATTGCGCGATGATCAGGGACGGTTCATTGCGGTTGACGCACTCGCACAATTGGCACGCGATGTCCGCGCCATTTTGGGGCCACAGGTTAAACTGGGATATGCCGCAGATTGGCGCGAATATGGGGCCTATGTCCCCAGCGATGCGCCAGAGGATATGTATTTTCCTCTCGATACACTTTGGGCGGAACCCGCGATAAACTTTGTTGGCGTGAACGCGCGTATCCCACTCGCGGATTGGCGGGACGGCGATACACATATGGATCGCGCTTGGCAAAGCCCTGAAAATCCAGACTACTTGCAAAGTAATGTGGAGGGCGGAGAGGGGTATGCATGGCATTATCCCACATTCGAGGACCGCACGCGCCAAAACCGCGTGGATCTGATTGATACCGCGCATAACGAACATTGGGCCCTACGTCCGAAGGATCTCAAAGGGTGGTGGCGGCATTCCCACCACGAACGCATTAACGGTATTCGCCAAACACGCGCCACGTTATGGACAGCGCAATCGAAACCCATTTGGTTGTTAAACGTTGGCTGCGCTGCAGTCGATAAGGGGGCGAATGATCCTGCGACACCCGCACCATGGTTTTCAACAGGCCTGCGGGACGACAGTATGCAATATGCCTATGCCCAATGCCTGTTGGATTATTGGAACGACAGCGAAAACAATCCCATGTCAGAGTCCTATGATGCACCCATGATTGACACAGATGCTGTGTTTGTCAGGCATTGGGAAGCGCGCCCCTATCCCTGGTATCCAAGCGCGCAGGGCGCATGGACGGATGCCGCGCGCCATGAAACGGGATATACGCTGAACGGCCGTGCCTCTCACGTGCCCTTGTCGACCGCGGTTGAGGAGGTTTGCACGCTTTCGGGTCTCTCTTGGCCGCGTACGGATCGGTTGTGGGGCATCATACGGGGGTATCAGGTGCGCGCGCCTGATACGGGGCGTGCGATCCTGCAACCCTTGGCGGCAGCGCTTGGATTTGATGCGGTTGAGCAAAATGGCACTGTTCAGTTCATCCCCAGACGGGGTCAAGTTCCAACGATGATTGATCCCAAAGAAGTCGTAGCATCAGATGAGACTTCGGGTGATATCGAAACAATGCGATCCTCGGCTGCGGAAATCACTGGCCGTGTTCAGCTGCTCTTCGAAGAAGCGGATGCCGATTTTTCACCGATCAGTGAAGAGGTTGTTTTGCCATTTGGCGATCAACAATCGGTGTCGCGGCAGGAACTGCCGATGGTGCTGTCACGATCAGAAGCGCGACAAATCATTGAAACATGGTTGGCCGAGTCGCATTTGTCGCGTGAAACCTGTCGCTTTGCGCTGCCCCCGTCGCAGAAGGATATTGCGGCAGGTTCGCTGTTGTCGTTTGCGGATGCGCCTGATGTCACCTATCGCGTGGATCGCGTGGATCGCGTGGAACGTAGAGAATATTTAATGATCGATGCGACACGGCATGATCCAAATGTGCGTCAGGTGTCGCCGCCCATTTCCGCAGAACCGCATGTAACACCCTACGTTCCGCCACTTTCTGTGGATGTGACGTTTTTGGATTTGCCGATGTTGAAATCGGATCAAATTGCCCATGCGCCCTATGTTGTGGCCAATGGTGATCCTTGGCCGGGTCCTATTGCGGTTTATGGCGCGGATGAGGGGGCCGATTTTGAACACCTTGCGATCCTGAATAGCCGCGCCACAAAAGGCCTGCTGAAATCCCGCCTGCCCGCGGGCATCCATTCCCGCCTGCAACACGGACAAAGTTTCGATGTCATATTGTCATCTGGTCAATTGCACAGCGTATCGATGCTGCAAATGTTGAATGGCGCCAACACAGCGGCGATTGGGAATGCATCCCTGAACCAATGGGAAATCATTCAATTTCAATCTGTTGAGTTGCTATCTAAAAACACCTATCGCCTTGCGAATTTGGTGCGTGGAAAATTTGGCTCCCACGCCGAAGATCATGAGGGATGGGCAGAGGGGGCTGATTTTGTTCTACTGCATGCAGGCATTGAACAACTACCGATGAGCGAGGAAAATCGAACGGCCCAAAGCACTTATCGGTTTGGGCCATCGGGGCGAGCCTATAACCACCCCGCATATCGTGAGGAGATACGGGATTTTAGCGCACGTGGTCTGCGGCCACTTTCGCCCTGTCATCTGAGATGGCAGGAAATAGCAGACGGATGGAAGATCACTTGGATCAGACGCGGGCGTATTGATGCCGATACATGGGAGGGTGTTGACATTCCACTTGGGGAAGAAAGCGAGCTTTACCGCGTTCGTGTGTTGCGCGACGGGCAGGAGGTCATGGAATTTACCACGACATCCCAGCAGGCCGTCATATCAAATGCGCAAATCACAACGCATGATTTGGACCTGCAGGATAGGCACATTTCACTCGAGGTTTCCCAGGTCTCAACCGCCTATGGTCCGGGTATCGCAGCCGTTTTGGAGATGGGATGA